GGCTAAATATTTCTTCATTTTTCGTCTCGCTATTTAGGCGGGCGGATCCCAGTTAATAATGGCGGTGGATGTTTCTCTATCGATTGTCATATATCCATGACACGCTACATTCCAATCTTCGCCACTACGTTCACTATATGTCGGAACGTTAACTTTAAAATTTTTAAATAAATATTCTTTACCATTTTCAAACACCCGCCACGCATGGTCCACGGTTCCGCGTCCTGCTTGACCGCGGCTTTTATTATAGCGAATAAGATATTTGTTCATCAAATAATCTCTGGCCCTTCTATATTAGGACACTGTGCTGCTTGTGCTCGCTCCACCCCAATGTTAAAGTGAATAAACCGTACGGGTTTGTTGGAGCCATTTCTTGTAAATGAGTGCGGAACCCATGCGTTAGTAAAAAAGATGGTTCCCGGTTCAGGTGTAAAAGTAACAACATTGCTGCCATAAGTAATGTCAGCTAAATTCTTTTCTGGCAAGTTGATCTGCACTTTAGCAGGTCTGGGGTCGTAAATTGCCATTCTGGTGGTTGCGTCTTCCGGCACATCTAAGAAGAAAAACCCAACAATTTGCGCGCCTTCGCCATGGGCATGTTGCTCCATTAGTGAATATTTATAGTGCTCTTGGGCCCACATAGATAAAAACAATGTGTTTAGATTGTCCATCTGGTATCCTTGAGCATCTAGGATATTCCAAGCCATTTGTACAACCATCGAAGACAAATCCTGAAGTCTTGGATCATTGAACATGTTTTCTGTCATTTGAACAGGATACAGATCATTAATCTGCTGCTGTTTGCCAGCCTTTTCTAAGTATTCTGTTGCTACTGTACGGGCTGTTTCTAAATGGGCTTTTGCATCAACTTTATACACGGTTGTTGCAAAGTAGTATCCCTCGCTAACTGCAGGGGTAATATCTGACATGTTTTCCTATTCTAATTGCGTACGCAATTTATTTGGCGTTTTCGTAAGCCTGTAAATCTTTTAATTGAGCTGCTACTTTGAGGTATTTTGCGTTGTTTTCAGCTGCGACGCTGAGGATGGTAGCAAGGTCAAGGGAGGTGGGGGCGCCATCAAGGCTGCTGGGGGCTGAGGCTTGACCAGTTGCACTTGCGTTGTACAACCTAACATAACCATTAGGAATAGTACAAGTGCTGTTGTTATTAGTATGTACCGCACTAGAAATTTGTTGCTGAAGACTGGCATTGACAGAATCCAATTGTTCAATTTGCTTAACATAATCTGCAACCAGACGGTCGCCTTGTTGTTGAATATCATTTACTTTTTGCTCCGCTTCTAAATTGGACTTTTCTATTTTAGCAATATAGTAGTCCGATGTCCAGCTATATGCTCCATATCCAGCAACTACGCCAGACAAGCCAGCCACAATGAGGTAGATGTAAATACCACCAGCTAGGCTGGTGAGGTTAGTTAGGAGGGTTTTCCACATGAGGTTCAGTGTCCTTCTTGAGCATTACCGCAGCACCATGAGCACCAGCGATGATGCCAACAGCTTCAGCAAAGTCTTTAAGAGCTGGCATGTTGTTTTCAATCATTTCATAGCCAGCACCAAACATGACTGCCAGAAGCGAGAGCATCCAAGACCAACGGCCAATGTCGTGTGTCTTATTGTCCTCGCCTGTGAGCAAATCATTAAAGATTTTGCTGACTCGTTTCATTTGTTCAAAAAGCCTTGAAACAGATTAGCCAGAATGGCACCTAACAGAGCCGCAGCACCACCAATACCAAGGAGTAGCCTCCAACCACCATGAGCCTCAGCTAAGGTCTTCTGGATGGCTTGGATGCACTCCTTGATCTCTTTCATCTCCTGAATCATCTTGTCCATGTCGGCTTGTAGGTGCTCAATATCATTAGCATGGGTAGCAAGCTCCCTTGCCGTTTTAATTGGGTCCATCTCGTTCATTTAATTATCCAATGAGTGCAGTTACTTCAGCTTGTGTTAGTCCTAATGCTGTTAGTTTAGCTAGTGCAGAAGCCTTTGCATCTTTAGCGGCTTGTTCTTTTGCTGCTACTTCAGATTGAGTAGATTCCCACAAAGCATCTAGCTCTGCTTGTGTTGGTTTTGGTGATTCATCATGCCAAATCAAACCATCATAAGAATCTCCAGAAATAACCCAACCTTTTCCAGAATAGTTTGTAATAAGAATTAAATGATAATCAATCATGACCCTGAAATCTCCAAAAGAGTAATTGTTGAAGTTCCTGAAAATCTAGTATCTCCACCTCGTCTATTAAAACTTGTGCTTCCACTTCCATCAGTAGCACATTGCACTTTGTAAGTAATTGGGGAAGTTGTAGAAGGAGAATCTAAAAATTGATTTATTACAGAAAGCGATGCCACATTATTTCCATTTGGAGGAAAAGTTAATGTAGATACCGCAAGAGTGTAACCACTACCTGTTCCCAAATCAATTCCAGTAGAACCTCTTACAATTTGAGTAACCATTGCAC